ACGCATACATACAGTTGATTATGGGAGGATATGGTTCATATGGTGGTCGCATCAAAAAAGCAATATTAAGCGCAATAGCGTTTATTTTATCAATATTTAAAAACGATTAAGAAATGGCGGTAAGTATCGTAATGACGGGTACAGGTCGAAATTGTACACTTACAAGCGGACAATCTACAATAGTTGTTTCAAGTGCTACAGGTTTAGTAGTAGGCGCAACTATTCAAGGTACAGGAATACCGACAGGTACACGTATAGGTAAAATCGTTTCCACTACCGTTACATTGGTTAATGCAAGTGGTGTAGAAGTTACAGCAACAGCGAGTGGCACACAATCACTTATTTTTAGTTCTGTTTATGGTAGCATTTTAACTATATCAATGTCAGGTTCTTCAGACACAGCAACCCCTTTAAACATTTACCAAGCAGGTTTCGGAGTAATGTCTGACAATGTCGCTATTCGTGAAATTTATTTCCCTGGTGGTTTACAAGTTCGATGGAGTAATATCGTAGCGGGTGCTGTCTTTGATTTTCAAAATTGGTCTTTAGAGTTTGGAGTTGGTGGATATTGGCAATTTGAAGGTGCTACTATTTTAGGAGAATTAAGAGGCGGTTATTTGGTTAATGGTTCTCAATACATGAAAACTGCAGGTCCTACATTTTATTCTAACTATTGGAATAACGGTAATGCAGGAGGTTCTAATATGTGGACGGGTACTGCAACAGGAACGGTTACGGGTACTTTTAGAATGCACAATGTACGATTTGTTGAAAGTGCGGGTAATAATACATCTTTCTATTTTGCTGCAGGTCGTATGAATATGATAGTTGAGAATATGATACTTGACCATCAAAATGACTTAGCAGGTGCTAATGCATCTATTGGTGCAGCGTTTGGAACTTTAAAAAATACTTTTATCGTAAAAGCTAATAGTGGAATTTCAGCAACGAATGGTACAAACTTTGCAACGTTTGACGGACTTTATTACGTAGGTAATTACCAAAGTACACCACAACACAAATTTGCTTTGCCTAATAACTTCACGATTGATGGATACGCACCTCAAGTTAACTCAACACAATTTGTTGGAGGTTTTTCAAGTGGAACGACAGAAACATATTCAAACATTGATTTAAGTACAGCAGGTTGGGGTTTATCTGACTTAATAACAAAATACCAACGTTATGGCGGTCCTAATACATTAAACTTTCCAAGAACGGTATCTTTTGAATTTAACGATAGTTCAGCAGCTAATTTAACAAATGTTACGCTTTACATTAAAAGTGGTTCTACATCTTTGATTAATGCAGTACAAGCAGGGGACTATTCAGCAAATACACAAGGGGTTGTTTTAACGTGGACTACTACAACAGGAATTTATAGAGTTTGTGATAGTTCGGTTAATACCACTTCTCAAGTAGCACAAGTTAGAAAATATGGTTATCAAGAGCAAAGCGTAGCATATAACATTAATTTAGCTAAATACTCACAGCCTTTCTTTATGTTAACAGAAAGTTCTTTAAGTGGAATAAATGAAGCGACTGCAGCAGCCTTAACAACGGTAGGCATAAATTGGAGTACTAAAACAATTACACCAACAGCTGATTTAACGTATGACCAAATTAACGCACGTATCGCTTACGAACTTGCATTAACGGCAAACTCAGCACAAGCAGACCCGCGTACAATAAACGGAAATAAAGTAAGTTTAGCTACAGGATGGACTTTAGTAGTAAATACAGGTCGCACAATTTCAGCAGGTACAAACATTACAGAATGGTATACACCAACTATTACACTAAACGGAACGGGTAAAATTACAGCGGTTTATCAAACAACAGCAGGTACTTCAACAGTATTAGAATTAAACACTCCAAGCGATGGGTATTCACTTTGTATATTCAAAGCAGATGGAACAACGAAATACTTTGCATCAAATGTAGTTATGGGTGCTTATTACGTTTACTTTGCACCAAGTGAAGCTGGTACTTACTATTTAGGTGCGGAAAACTACGGACAAAAACGTACAGCAGATACTTTGGTTTTAAGTGGTGGTAATGTATGGTATAATATTACAGACCAAGAAGATGTAGGTATTACGGACACAAAGACGAATGTAGCAGCTTACACAACATTAAGTACTACTTCACAAATTTACGATGCTACGGCTTACTTTAGATTAAGCGAAACAGGTATTAAGTTAGGACAACTTTGTACACGTGATGGTCTTTATTTGGACTTTGGAACGTACAATGTAAAAATCAAAGACGATGCAAGTGCTATTGTTGGGGTTGCAAGTGGTACGATTACTTACAAATCAATTGTAATTAACGAAACTACGAAGTATAACGCAATGAAAGCTACACCGCCAAAAACGATTACACCAACAGATACGGAAATTATCAACGTATTGATTGAAGATGCGAACGGAGATAGTAAACTTTCGATACTTGGGGGGGATAACTTGGGTTACGAATTGTGGAAAGTTACTACTGCAACAGCTACGGACGATTACGCGACAGGAACTTTATTAACTACTTTGCCAAACAATTCAAATCCTTATCGTTTTATTGGATTAAGCGGGTTCGATATTGTTGGGCGCGATATTAGTTCAGGAGTAAGACGTCGTTCTAGTATGCTAAAAGGAACATACGAACAAGCATTTTACGTAGGTAACCAAATTCAGTTAGCAACAGATGCGCCACAATTATTGGAAACTATTGATAAATTGGACGAGTTAATTATAAAAATTGACACCGATCTTGACGTTCCTGTTTCAACACGTGCAACGTTAGCACAAATTGAAGCAAGTACTATTTTAGCAAAAGAGGCCACTAGTCAAGACATAAAAACAAAAGTTGATACGTTGACAAATTACGACGACACAACAACGCAAAATAAATTGGATTCAATCCAAAATACAGTTGACAATATTTCGATTGATTTTACACCGGTATTAAATGCGGTTGATGCTTTACCTACTTTGAGCGAAATTGAAGCTGGTAAGGTTGGGGAAATCAAAACAAAAGTTGATACGCTTGAAAACTACGATGACACAATTGCCATTGCAAAATTAACTAACATTCAACAAACTGTTAATCCTTTGCCTACACTTGCTGAAATTGAAGCCGGGAAAGTTGGGGAAATTACAGCCGTGAAAGCTAAAACAGATGAATTAAACACCGACAGACTTAAAAACGTTGCAACGGTCGAAACGACGGGCGACCAAATACAAGCATTCAAATCGTAACACTAAAACACAAATATGAATAAATTAATGAAATTTTTGCCAATCGTAGTTGCTTTGACAGCATTGGCAGACACGCAAATGGAATTACTCAAAGAAATTGGGTTAAGCGAATTGCTTGTAAATTGGATTAAATTACTAGGTTTGTTGCTGGCTATTTTTATGCCGTCAATTCAAGAGTTATGGAAAAAAGAGGAAACGCCACGATTGAAAAGCGATAATACAGACCCTGTTAACCCAAATGTACCGCCAGTGCCAAAACCAGGGAAACGCAGACCGTGAAAAATAAACTTATAGGTTTACTAATTGTCGCAACTTACTTTGGAAACTCGGTAATTTGCGACTTTTTTTATGTTAATAACCCAGCTAAATGGTGGCATTTAAACCATGCCATTCTAACAATTTGTTTCATACTTGCTTTAAAATTCAAAGAAAGTGGTACTTTTATAGAGAAATTATTTATTTCAATGGTGCTGAATAACATTTACGTACTCGTTGTAAAGCAAGAATTTCAATACACTTTAAACGATATTTGGTTCATTGGGCTATTTACTTTAACTCAATATATTAAGAAAAAAGAATGAATAAGATATTTGAACATTGGGAAATTATGGCGGGATCTATTGCAAGTATTTTCGCATATTTTAGAGGGCGTAAAGTTAAACGACTTGACGAAATTAGTAGGCTGCAAGACGTTTACAATACCTTTACTTCGGACATGACAAAAAAGTACGAAGACATGAAAAGCGAAATTGAACGCTTAAATTCCATTGTTGAACGCTTGGAAAAGGAAAATTCAGACCTAAAAAAACAATTAAAGCATGCAAATTAAACATAGCGACATAGTAAAATTGATACTGTTTTTGTTGATTAGTGGTATCGCTTTTGGATTTCTGGTTACTTCATGTAAACCAATCAAAGAAACGGTAACTGAATACAAAACAATTACACTACACGACACAATAAAAGGTGAAGACGGAGTTAATACAATTGTCACCAGGGATTCAATTGTTGAAGTCAAAACCGAAACAATCAAAACACGTTGGAAAACACGTTTCGAAACGAAGCGATTTAACGATAGTTTAAAGCATATTAGAAGTATTTATTCCGATTCGTTACGTTATGCTGTCAAATCGCAGAAAATCGTAACCAAATACAAGTACAAAGAAGTTAAGCAAAATGACAAACAAGAAAATAGCTGGAAAAGAGTTGTTCCAATGATTTTATTGCTAATTGCTATCATTATTTACCTACTTAAAAAGAAATGATGAATTTATCAAAAAACTTTACGCTAGCTGAATTAACAAATTCACATACAGCAAAAAAATTAGGTATTAAAAACGTACCTAACGAACAAGAAACGCAAAACCTACGTTATTTGTGTGAAAAAATATTACAGCCGTTACGCGATCATTTTGGAAAACCAATTAACATTACAGTTGGTTTTAGAAGTAAAAAATTAAACAAAGAAGTCAAAGGTTCGTTAACTTCATTCCATTTAAAAGGGTGCGCGGTTGATATTGATAACGATAATTCAGAAGTCACAAATAAAGAAATATTCGATTACATACGCTTGAATTTACCGTACACCGAATTAATTTGGGAAAAAGGTACAAGCAAAAATCCTGGTTGGGTTCACGTAGCAATTGCAAAAGGCCGTGAAAACGAAAAAGAAACTTTACGAACTATTGACGGTAAAAAATATTTTAAGTTTTAATCACACAACCAGCACAAAATAAAAAAGGCAATCCAATACGGGTTGCCTTTCTTTTTACCTAACAATTTATGAAATAAGAAAATACCTTTTAAAAATACGAAAGGGGATTGAATAAACAACCCCCTTTGCACCTAAATACAAAAAACAATTTAAACACTATGCGTATGTTTAGAAGTGACACAAAGATAATAAAATAAAAAAAACAAAAAATTTGTTTGCATAAACAAAATAATTGTTTATATTTGTACTCAAGAAACAATTTAAACAATTTAAAATCATGGGAGTAAAACCAAAAAACACAATGACACCAAAACACCCAAGCCAGCCAAAAGCGGAACGAATGGCTAATTGGTGGAAAAATGCAAAAGTACTTTCGTCAGGTAAAGACAAAGCGGGTACATTCAATATGGAATTGTACTTGAATTATTTAAAAGTTAATCAACAAAATTACGGAGCAATATGAAAATAAGCATTGAAAAAGACCCAAATCTAAAATACACATTTGAAGAATCTAAAAAATTACTTGCTCAATGTGAAATAGATGAAAATGAAAAAATAATCAAAACCCCAGCGCATTTTGGTAAAAATGAAATTTACGCAGCGGAAAAATTATATGAATTAATTAAAATTTACGGAGCATGACACCAAAAGAAAAAGCGAAAGAGTTAGTAGCATTGTATTGTCAATTATTATCAATTAGAGATTATGAAAATAAGGAGAAAGCCAAGCAATGTGCTTTAATTGCAGTTGATGAAATTCAAAATCTTTGCTGGAATAACAATGAAGTTGGAATTAAATATTGGAATGAAGTTAAACAAGAAATCGAAAAACTATAATATCATGTTTATAACAACAGATTTAGAAAAAGAGCAAATCCGCAAACAGTTCAAAGGTATTTTAGCTGTAAACGGTTACACTATGAAAAGTTACTGTAAAAAATTCAATTTAGACTACTTTCAGACGTATCAAATTATTAATCGGTACAAATCTATTGATATTGATAAAATAAACGAAATGGTGGCACTTATTGAGCCTAGAAAAAAGTTGCAAGTAATTGCTGGTAGTTGGGTTATTAGTGTAAAGTTTTAGAACCTATGGCAACAAAAATTGAATACAAAGTAACGTTAACGTTGGAATTTACCGACGTTAACGACGCGATTAAACTACTTTCAGGGATCAATAGAACTACTTTACTCGCATACGACCATAAAAAGCAAATTAACACCGCTAAAATCGAAAGTAAACGAGTAATGAAAACTGAATTTGTTGAACCTAATATTGAAACAATTAACGGCGTAAAATGTTTGGTATATCCAAGTAAAATGAATAAGGTATGAAAACATTCACACGATCATTTATGCAAGTTGGACTTGTAGCAGTAAATACTGTTTTAATCACAAAAGGTGCTGTTTTAGCGTTTTTTATTGTATCAATGTTAATTAGTTTACTTTGGTCATTTAACGTGGTTAAAATAAGCATTTCGACACACAAAGAAAAGTTTCTTTATTCATTTGGTGCTGGGTGCGGTGCAGTTTGTGGTTATTATTTTTCACATTTATTTGCGTAGTGTAATAATTTACACTATCTTTGTCCTATACAAAACATTTTAACTATGAAAAAAGCATTTATTACAAAGGGAATTATTTTTGATTGCATGGACGCTGCAACAATTGTGGCAAACGGTCAAACAATTACAGAAGCTACCGTTTCGGACTACGCAACACTATTTGAAACTAGCATCGAAATTGAAGTAAACAGCGACGAAGAAATTATTTTAACCGTACACCCTGTTAATTGTGATTTAGAAATTGACTTTTGCGATCTAGCTTATACTGGTGAATGCGAATTTTCACGTATTTGGAATAAGATTGACGAATACTACGAATGTGAAGTTGAATTGAATTTTGAAATTAAATTAAGTGATAAACTTGAAGCTAAAATAATCGATAAAGTTCTAGCGTCACACGATGACGACGATTTAGAACCCGACCCCGATATGTATCGAGACTAATTAAAAGCGACTGTAAAAGGTCGCTTTTTTTTTGCCACAATTTGAACCGTTGCGTAGTAAAAAAGATAATTGTTTAATTTACAACGTTTTACGATTTTTGCACCGCAACGGATACAGTTTATTTACCTATACCTATATATTTGTAGACAATAAAAATATATTTATATTAAAAATATATTTATTTTTTTTTACCGTGTTTCAATTGATATAGCAAAAAATGCGTTTGAACCGTTGCGTAATGCCTAACTGCCTGAAAATCAGAGTGCACTTTAAGTGCGAAAAAACGTTTAAACATATTTTATTTAACAATGTTGCAACAGTTGTTAAAAAGTGTATATTTGTACTGTATTTAAAATTTATAAGATGAAAAGAGAAGATTTAATTGAATCAATGCAAAAACATAGTTTTAATTTTTTCCCAAGAGAGTGGTATGAAAAAGTTGTCGACAATGTTTTTTTAGAATTGAAAGGTAAAACAAATGTAGGTTATGTTTATTTTGTAAAATACGGATCTTCTGAGGCTATAAAAATAGGTATGTCTTCAAATATAGTTAACAGAATAAAATCTTTTCAAACAACAAATTCTGACGAATTATATTTGATAGGATATGTTTATACAGGTGACTATGTTAATTTAGAAAAAAGTTTGCATTTTGAATTAAAAGATTTTAGATTAAGTGGTGAATGGTTTAACTTGAATTTAAACATTTGTATGGAATTAATAACAAAAAATCAAGGTGTAATTGTCAACTCTAAGGTTGATAAAAAACTAATAATTGAAGACGGAGTGCTTGTTTCTTGTAGTAATGAAAAAATAAACGATATGTGTAATGACTTGTATCTTTCTAATTTATTTGATAAAATAGAAAGAGGAATAAGATATAAAACTGGGGTTTATTTTGAATCATTACCAAAAGAAGCAAAAGATAATTATTCAAAGAAAAAAATAAGTTTAAGCTTAAAAAAATACGCCAAACAAAGTGGATTAAAATATTTTTCAGGAAATACCAACGGAATGCGTTGGTTTATATTAGAATAATTTGTATATTTGTCAAATCTAAAGTAACGGTCAATTACTAAAAAAAATTATTAAAAGCCTTGTTTGAGGACAGCCGTTTGACCGTGGCGCCTTGAACAGGGCTTTGCTTATTTATAAAATTATGAAAGTAGATTTTTTCAAAGATGCATTTTCAACCTTACCACAAGGGCGTTCTAGGGACGTTGCATATTACCTAGACAGAATTAGAACAGGAGCCGTTAAAAAGACAGTTGATGAGGTTAGGGCCAAGTTAACAAAGGCCGAAAAAAATGAAGTAAAGAAAAAACTAGGTGTTGTTACTTTTGCTGGAACATTTCACAAAAGATCAAAGGACCAACTAAAGGAAGCGTCAGGGTTCGTTATTTTGGACGTTGACGGTGTTACAGACTTAAAAGCTGTAAAGGAACGTTTAATTAAAGATAAGTTCGTTTATGCTTGCTGGATTTCGCCAAGTGGTGACGGGTTAAAATTTCTAGTTAGAATACCTACGGTTGAATCGGACGAAGAATACAAATCTTTTTATAAATGCATTCAATCGTATTACGATTGGTTTGAAATTGACGAATCCGGAAAAGATATTTCTAGGTTATGCTTTGAAAGTTACGACCCTGAAATTTATATAAATGAAGAATCGGAGTTGTTTGTTGATTTTATACCTAATGAAGTTGTAAATAATGAAATTGGCGTTATAACAAACATTCCTTTAACGGACCAGGACGAAATAGCAAATCGTTTAATGGTTTGGTTTAAAAAAACATATACAGGCCAAAATAGAAACAATTCATTTCATAAATTGGCACTAGCTTTTAACGATTTTGGAGTTTCAAAGTATATTTGTGAAAAATACATTTTACCAAATCAACAAAAAGATTTTAAGCAAAATGAAATAATTGCTTTAATTAATTCAGCATATAAACACACGGCTAATTTTGGTACAAAAACATTTGAGGACGCTAAAACGATAAAAGCTATTACAAACATGGCCCTAGTTGGTAAAACCAACGAGGAAATCATTAAACAGTTTCCAGGTATTGAACCCGAAAAAATAGAACTTGAATTAATTGAAAAACGAAAATCTTTAAACCTAGAAGAATTTTGGTATTACGATAGCGACGGTAGATTAAGAATGTCACCGCATAAATTCAAATTCTATTTAGAAAACAACAACTTTTTTAAGCATTACCCAGTTGAAAAAAGCAAAACTTTTACGTTTATTACAAAAGAACAAAACTTTGTTGATGAGGTTACCGAATTTCAAATAAAAGATTTTGTTTTAAATAGCTTGTTAATGGGTAGTAAATTAGATCAATTTGATTTAGTTGCAGCTTCAACCAGGACTTTTAACCCTAGTTATTTATCAATGCTTGACACAGCACGTTTTCAGATTGAAGAAGATACAGCTGAATATGCAATGATTTACTACAATAATGTAGCTTTGAGGATTTGGAAAGATAAAATCGAACAAATACCATACAACGACCTTGGCGGTTTTGTTTGGAAAAAACAAGTTATTGACAGGGACTTCAAAATAAACGACCACCACAAATCTGAATACAGGACTTTTTTATGGTTCGCTAGTGGACAAAACCAAAAACGCTATAATTCGTTAAAATCGGTTATTGGTTATTTAATGCACAGTTACAAAACAAACGCTGACAATAAAGCGATTATTTTTAACGACGAAACTATTTCAGACAACCCCAACGGTGGTAGTGGAAAATCATTATTTTGGAATGCATTAAGTCACTTGAAAAAAGTAAGTACAATTGACGGCAAATCCTTTGACTTTAACAAATCTTTTCCATACCAGTCGGTCCCAACGGACACACAACTATTGGTTTTTGATGACGTTAAAAAGAATTTCAATTTTGAATCATTATTTAGTTTAATAACCGAGGGAATTACAATTGAATATAAAGGCCAGGACGCTATAAAATTACCTGTAAACAAATCGCCAAAAATTCTAATTACAACAAATTACACCATTCAAGGCGTTGGGGGTTCATTTGAACGAAGAAAATTTGAAATTGAAATGAGTAATTACTTTTCAGCAAAACACACGCCAATTGATGAATTTGGGCATATGCTTTTCGACGATTGGAATGAAAAGGAATGGCAGTACTTTGACAATTTTATGATTTATTGTTTACAGTATTTTTTAGAAAATGGACTACAAAAACCCGACTTTAAAAACCTTGAATTACGGAAATTTATAAATGAAACTTCACCTGAATTTTTTGAGTTTGTTAATGACGGTAATATCAAATTAGATACACGTCACATAAAAGCAATGGTTTACGACAATTTATGCGATGAATACAAAGATTTGAAAAAATGGTTGAGCCAAAAAAAATTGAACAATTGGATTAAAAAATATGCTGAATACAAAGGTTATGTTTTTAACGACGGTAACACAAACGGCCAACGCTGGTTCCAAATTGAAGACAATACACAACAAAAAACACAACCCGACGATATTTGGGACGAACTAAATGAAAAAGCTGGTTTATGATTAATTTATACGATTACCAACAAAAATATATTAGCGCTTTACGAAGTTTAATAAAACAAGGTAAAAAACGCCTTGTTTTATGCAGCGCTACCGGTTCAGGAAAAACAGTTATGTTTTCTTACATGGTTTCCGAACACGTAAAACGTGGTGGCCGTGTAATAATTTTTACGCACCGATCGGAATTACTTAACCAGGCAAACGACACATTTGCACATTTTGGAATAGATGCTGAATTAATCACTTCTAGTTCAAAAGTGGATTTGTCAAAGAATGTTCATGTAGCTATGGTTGAAACGTTCCATAAACGTAAAGATGAATACTTGATGTTTTTACAGTCGCGTACACTTGTTGTGTTTGACGAAGCGCATTTGCAAATATTCACTAAAATAATGCCTTTAATATCAAATGACACTATTGTAATTGGAGCAACGGCAACACCTTACAGAAAACCAAAAGAAATACAAATGTCAGACTTTTACGACGAAATAGTGCATGAAATTGATACGCCCGAATTAATTGAAATTGGTAAACTTAACCCAGCAAAAAGTTATGGTGTTCCAATTGATATGACTGGACTAAAAAAGAAAGGTGACGATTACGACACAGCGAATTATTACAGCGAAAATAAAATTTACCAGGGGGTTGTTGAAAATTACGCAAGGTTAACGCGTTGGACAAAAACAATACTTTTCGCTAGCAATATAGAATCTTCAAAAGAAGTTTGCGCCGAATTTGTGCAAATGGGATATAAAGCAAAACACGTTGACGGTAGTATGTCAACAAGTGAAAGGGAATCTATTTTTAAATGGTTCGACCAAACAAAAGACGCTATTTTGTGCAATTGTGGAATAGCAACCGCTGGATTTGATCAACACGACATTCAGACGGTTATACTTTACAGGGCAACAACTTCGCTACCTTTATTTTTGCAAATGTGCGGGCGTGGTTCCAGGCTTTCACCACAAACAGGAAAAACGCATTTTAATATTTTGGATTTTGGTAACAATATACAACGACACGGTTTTTGGGAAGAACAACGCGAATGGAAATTGAAATACGAAAAACGGACCAGCAAAGAACAGGCCACAATGGTTAAAAATTGCCCGAAATGTGACGCTTTGAATTTTTCAAGTGCTAGAGTTTGTCAAATATGCAATTTTGAGTTTCCTAAAACTGAAAAAGAACAACGCGAAGAAATTCAGCTGCAAGAATTAACAAAAATTATAGTAAGCAGAAAAAAAGTAAGTCAGCTTTCAGTAAATGAATTAATTACATTGCAAAACGCTGGTAAAATGAAAACAGCCTTTGTTTGGCGTGTTTTACGCGCTATGGGTAAAAGTTACATTGAATACTATGCGGACTGTATGAATTACAACGACGGTTGGGTTTACCGTCAATTACAGGATATTAATAACAACCAATACCGTGACTATGAAATCAGAGAATAAAATACAAAGTGAAATAGTAATGTATTTTCACAACAACTATTGCTTAAAAATACACGATCCACAATACATTATTTTCAGCGTGCCAAACGAGGGCCAAAACGCAAAAGAACAAATGTACAAGAAATCACTTGGAATGCTTTCGGGCGTTTCGGATTTGATTATTGTATTAAACAGCCAGGTTTTGTTTATTGAATGTAAGGACGAACACGGAAAACAGCGTGAAAGTCAAATTGCATTTGAAAATAACGTAAAAAAATTAAACCATAACTATTACGTTGTCAGGTCGTTAGAAGAATTTAAAAAAATAATTGCAGAAAAACTTGTGTAGTGTAAAATAATGCACTATATTTGTCCTATACAAAAACAGTTAATATTATGGCAGATTTTAGAAAACCGTTCAAATCGGATTATTTAGGGGTTATTGACCTAGAGGGAATGCTCGAAGAGGGCAAAACATTAAAGTTTACAGTTGTACGCGCTGAACAATCAACAGTTAGCGTAAACGGTAAAAGTGGATTATTTAACATTTGTTATTTTCAGGAACAAATTAAACCGCTTGTACTTAATTCAACCAATTCAAAAAAATTGCGTGAAATTGCTGGTAGCAAATCGGTACATATTGAGCAATGGGTAACAAGTCCGCTTGAAGTTGAATTGTACATTGATGCAATGGTAAAAATGAAAGGTGAAGTTGTTGGTGGCGTACGTATGAAAAAACCAGCCCCAGCAAAAGCAAAGGAAAACATTACACCGGAACGTTACGCAAAAGCAGTTGAATTAATCAAAGCTGGTAGCTACAAAAAAGAAACATTGATTGAGAATTTTAACCTTACAAAAGAACAACAAGATGAAGTTTCAGGATTATAAATTTCACCCAAGTAGTGTTGGAGCAATAACAGTTGGATTGGATAAACCCAATCTAACTGAAAACCAACAAAACACGTTAAATGATTTGCTTGGAAAAATCAAGTTAACCGACAAACAAGCAGAAACACGCGACGAACTAATTGCAAAGCGCGACAAAGAAAAACAGCTTTCAGCTGGTGCAATTACATTTGTACGCAATATCGTTGATCAAATTTATTTTGAATACAACGAGCAAATCAATACAAAGTATTTCGACAAAGGTATTATTTGCGAACAGGAAGCAATTGACTACTTGAATGCTAACTTGTTTACGAATTACGTAAAATTCCCCGAGGGCAAGTATGAAAATGAATATTTAACGTCAAGAGGTTGTGATATTCAGGACGGGCGTATTATTCGCGATATTAAGTGTGCATGGTCGAAAAAAACAATGCCACGTTTCAAAAGCGAAATAATGATACACGACTACAAGTGGCAAGGAATTTCGTATATGTGGTTATTTGATGCAGACGAATTTCACCTAGACTACGTACTAGTATCAACACCAGTTGAATTACGCGGTTACGAATCGGACGAATTGCATGACGTTGACCATTTACCATTTGCAAAGCGTTATAAAACAAGTTCAATTAAACGTGATGCAGCAATGGAAAACGTATTGAAACAAGCTATTAAATTAGCGCGTATTGAAATGCAAAGTTATTGGGATTTACTTATAAATGATTGATATGGAATTAATATTTATAATAATTGCAATAATTGGATTTGCTGGAATTTCATATACTAAACTGAATAAAAAAACAGTTAGTAAATACGAAGTGAAAGTTTTTGAGTTGCGAAATAATTGGGAGTTAAACGAAAAAATAATTTCTTTACAAAATGAACACTGGGAGTTTGCTGGACAAATTACAGTTTATCCAGACCCTAATAGTGTGAGTAGTCGTGAATGGGTATTTATTCCAATGAAACGCAAAATAAATTAAAAAAAAACTTGCGTAGTGTAAATAAAAACACTATATTTGTTCTATACAAAAACAAAGAAGTCATGGAAAAACAACAGTACGCAAAAATTATCTTTAACGGTTCAACAACTTACATGGTTGTTGATTCAGCAAACCAATGCAGATTTGCTAGTTCGTCTGAAAGAAAAGCAAAAAACTTTCTAGCTAAACTTTTAAAAAGCGCTGGATTTTAATTAAACCACAGGGGCGCGACTGTAACGCGTAGTTTAAAATGTGAAAGGCCCCTACAAGTAAAATTCCCTAGATTTTACTAAAAAATGTAGGGGTTTTTAAAAAGTAACAATTAAAAACAACATAAATTATGTGTACATTAAAAGGCAAGCTAATTGTAATTGGCGAAACACAACAAGTAAGCGAAAAATTCGCAAAAAGAACCGCTGTAATTGAAACAGACGACCAGTACAAACAAACAATCGAAGTTGAATTTCAGCAAGACAAATGCGCTTTATTAGACAACTTTTTTGGTGGTGAAGAAGTTGAGGTTTCCACTAATATCAAAGGGAGAAGCTGGGTTAATGCTCAAGGCGAAACAAAGTACTTCAACACCATTTCCGCGTGGAAAATCGAAGCAAAATAGCAAAGGAACAAGTTGAGTTAGCAAGTAAGTTAACTCAACTTATTGAAGCCAAAAACGAAACGATCTATTCATTAGCAAAAAAAATAAACTATTCAACCCGTACAACTTTGCGTAAAATGATAAATTGTGAGGTTTCAATGGGGTTGTGTACTTGGAGTAAATTAAACGAAATAGTTGAAAGTTATGAAAAAAGTAAAGATTAAAATTGTAGCATTATTTGCATTCATATTCCTTGCAAGTTATATTCCTGAAAATTACCCAACAGCTTTTGGCGATTGGAAATGCAAAGGTAGTGGTGAAAAAATAGTAAGTGGTACGGGTTGGGACGCTACTTATTATTACGCTAAATGTGATATGCAAAATTACCACAATCCAAAATGGCATTGGGGATTCAGACACTATTTGTGGCTAACTTTAGGATTAACATTAACAGGATTATCAATTTATCAAATAATAGTTGAAAGTTATGAAAACAAAAAATGAAAAACCATACATTATAGCGTTTACAGTTATATTAGCCTTGTTTTTTTCGCTTGTTTTAACCGTTTTTTATATAGGTTACAATATGCAAAGTGAACCAGCAACAACGGACGAATACCGAATTGACGGGTCGTATTCGGAACCGGAACAAGTACCGCCGCATTTAATAATTCCAAAACACCAGTAATAATGAAGCCAAAAGAAAAGACTATTGCCACAGTCATTTGGTTATTTGCCACAGTATCGTTATTTTTATCGATATATTTTTTCCTCAAACAACAACACTAAAACTTTAAAACCGTTCCGCACATAAGCGCAGTAATTTTGTAGTAGTATAGTTAGCTGGTTTACGGTTACCCAGCTTTTTAAAAATTAAAAACAAAAACATGAAAAATTTATTTACACTTTTAGCAGTTACATTTTTAACAGTATCAGTAACAGCACAATCATTAAACGGTACTTGGAATATCACCAATACCAAAGTAAACAACAGTGCGTACGGCACAACAACCCCAAGCCAAAAGGTGCATTTCAACTCAAACAACTTTGAAGTTCAATTTTGCGACGCCAATACAATCATGTATGCATTTTGTACGATTGGTGCAAATTCAATTACACCAGGCGAAATTAACAGCACTTATTTTGGTTGTGGTTTCCCCGAACAAGACCAAGCAAACGGAGTGATTAGTGTCGTATTCGGATGTCAATCGATTAATCAATCACCGTCAATTAACACGGCTTACAACGCCCAAAATAACACGTTTTTATTGACCCGTAGTTGTGGAGGTTTAACCTATCAATTGACGCTTTCACAAGGCACAAGCGGAATTGAAGACAACTATTTTTCCGACAGCCAGGTTTACCCAAATCCAACAACGGGGTTAATCAACGTCACCAATTACCCGGTGGATTTGTTCGACCAATACGGCGCCAAAGTAACAACCATTACAACGCCACAATTCGACCTTTCAAGTTTGCCAAAAGGGTTGTATTTCATAGCAAATAAAAAAGTTGTACTTTTGTAATAAGAATTAAACGGGTGTTCATAATAAAGCACCCGTTTTTTAAACGTTTTAAGCTATGTATTTTTACTTACTTATACTTATGTTCCCTTTGTACAGAATAGCGTATTTAATCAACGTAAATAAACGCATCATGTCATTTTGGGGGTTTATGCGTACAGCAACTTCAACCGAGCTAGCTTTTACTTTGCTTTTTTGGGGTTGCATTAGCGTAATTTTCTTACTCGGGTTTACTTATTCCGTGTTCGGCTATTTAATCATTTCAATAATTCAATACATTTATGTCAAAGCAACAAAACGACAAGCAAAAGGACCTTTACGCTAGTTTAGGTTATTTATTCCACGTTTCAGCAAGTAGAAACAGGAAATTAAGACGCGCATTCCAAACAGAACCATTAGCAAACGATATTAACCGTATTTTGGTTGCATTGGATAACGTAGCAGCAGAACCAGTAAAAAAACCATGGTACAAACGAATTTTTAAGAGAAATGTCGGATAAACTTAAAGGAAATCAATTTTGGAAATTACGCTCAAAACATGGGCGTGATTCCTTATTTAAAACACCTGAATTACTTTGGGAAGCTGCAGCTGAATATTTTGAATGGTGTAATAATAATCCAATTGAAAGTAGTGTAAAAACAAGCAGTACAAATGGATTTAGTGACGTAGTTAAAACGCATCAAAGACCATTTACAAAGCAGGGTTTGTTCTTTTATTTACAATGTTCAACTAATTGGCTAAGTGAATTTAGAAAAACTTGTTCAAATGATTTTTTGGAGGTCATAGAAGCAATTGAGCAAACAATTGAGAATCAACAGGTCGAACATGCTATGGTTGGAGTGTTTAATTCTAACTTAGTTGCTAGGTTAAACGGTATCAAAGAACAAACCGACGTTACTACAAATGGTGAAACTGTAAATAGCGGTACAATAGTAAATATCGGTAAAGAAACAATTCAGAAAATCAATAAGACTTTAGAAGATGAGTATTGATGGAACAGCGCAAAAAAACAATAGAAGAATTAGCGGTCATTCGTGCTAAATGCGACAATGATTTACTTTTTTTTACACGTTATTTCTTCAAGGAATTAAACAGTAATAAATTCATTGTCAATTGGCACCATAAAGAAATCGTTCAAAACTTACAAAGAGTATTGAACTATGAATTGGAATTACTAAATATCAATATACCGCCTAGATTTTCTAAAACTGAATTGGCTGGAGTTAATTTAATAGCGCGTGGAATTGGAATGAATGCTGCAGCTAATTTTTTATACATTACAGCATCTGACGAATTACGCGCTCAAACTTCCGTTTCAATACGTAGCATCGTTTCTAGTCCACAATTTCAAGAACTATACAAAGTAGATTTAAGAAAAGACCAAAACGCTAAAAACCTATGGAGAACAACCCAAGGAGGTGGACTAAAAACAGCTACTATTTTTGGTCAAATAACAGGTTTTGGAGCGGGTCAAATGATTCAGCATAATGAAGAACTACTTGAAGAAATTAGGAATTTTGAAGGCTGTATAGTATTGGACGATATTAATAAAATGGACGACGCCGAATCGGATAACGCTAATAATGAAAAAGTTTTGCGTGTTCTATTCAATACCATACTTTCACGTAAAAATTCAGCTGACACACCTATAATCAACATTCAGCAACGTGCCGGAATGAATGACGTGACACAGGCATTTATGGAGCATTATCGAAGTAATGATAAAGCAAAGTTTATGATTATGCCCGTAATTAGTGAAGACGGTATTCCATTGTGGGAATGGAAACACAACCTAGATGGAATTGAAAAATTAAGAACGTCACCGTACACCGCGCATGTCTTCGAAACCCAGTATATGCAAAACCCACAACCACGTGAGGGGTTGCTTTTCCTTAAAGACGAATTGCAGTTTCAAGACTTTACGAATGTAGATTTCAAAGACAGCCCAGGCGGGTTAAGTTACATTGACGTAGCCGACACGGGTGAAGACAACCATTGTGTTATAATTGGAAAAATGCACGAAAATAAACTATTCATTGTTGATGTGCTATTTACCAAACTTGGGACCGATCAAAACGTTCAACTTTCAGCGAATATACTAAATGAATACAAACCTAGATATTGCAAGGTTGAATCTAATTTTGGTGGGACGATGTACAGCCAATTACTAAAACCGAAGCTGGATAGTTTTGTTTCATTAATACCAACTAGGGCAAAATCAAACAAGCACGCTAGAATAACACAATTAGCTGGTATTATGAAGCTAGTTTGTGTATTCCGTTCCAATTACACTATTGGAAGCGATTACGACAAGTTTATGAAAAATATACTTGAATACAACAAGAATGGTACAGCAAAACACGACGACGCACCCGATTGTTTGGAGGGCTTGGTAAAAATGGCTATTGATACACACCCAAGTTATTTTAAGAAAACTATTGCTGAATAAAAAACCCGAGCTATCAACTCGGGTTAAAAATGGAATAGTAGCAACAATACTACTCGATTTTTATTCCCGTCACAATATTGGCGTCTTGTTCAGACATTCCGCTTTCAAGTAATATTTTACGCGCTTCGGCTTTAGTTTTAAGTATTTCAGCTTTTGCTTTTTCGTCGTCTTTCATTGCTGGTATGTGCGAATAGTCAAGTTCAACATAAATTCCGCGATCAAACAACCCCATAGCGTCATTCATTGCAAAACAAAACATTTCAGCAAATGGAATAATAGCGTCCTGGTACGCCATTTTTATGCCTTGCAGTAAGTTTTCGTATTTAGGTGAATCTTTTTTACTAAAGATATTTGCGTTCAATCCAAGCGCGTCAATGATTTTAAGCATATCCGCGTCAACTTCTTCAAATACCATTGAATCTTTGATTGGGTAGCTTAATTGGGTGTATTTTACAGCTTTTTCGGTAAATTTAATCGGGCTTTGTTTGTCAAATATTCCATGCGTATCGTTGACAAATTGTTTTTCTAGTTCGTTGCGGTCGTGTTCGTCAAGTGGAATAGTTCCGTTGGCATTACTTTCAGGACTAATTAACCCAAGCGCACCACGTTTAACGATATTTACGTTACGCATACCGTAAGCGCCACGAATGTTACTAATTGGCATTTGCAACGATTCTAGTACTGAAATTCCTTTTGTTGGACTATCGGAGCCTAACCGCTTAATTACCAGTACTTCGTTTGTTTTAAATGATTCCTTTGCGCTTTCAAGTTTATAACCAGCTATAATTTCGTCAATTGCACTTGCTTTGAATAATTTACCTGTTAAAATAGTTTTTAAGTCGGAATTTGGCAAAGGTATTAAAATACTTGGGTATTCGCTTAATACACTACCTTTATTCATGTAGTTGTATGAAGTGCCAAAAACATGGTAACAAACAGCAATATCCATTAACCAAGTATTTCTATTCATTAATGGATTAGGTTTTTCCAGCAATTTCAATAAAGGGTGGTTTTCAATTACTTCGCCTGTTTTATAGTCCTTTACCACAAAAACACCATTTGAAAACATTGTTGCGAATTTATTGATCGCAATAAATAGTTCGGGCGTAGTTCGGTAAAGTTTGTATTCGTTATTGGTTACCGTTTCCCATTGTTCTTTGTCGCTGGAACCGAAAATACGATTAACGTAGTTTTGTAAAGGTAACATTCTTGTTAGGTGGTCGGTGCGTTGTGAGGTAAACCCTAACTGAAAACCGCCTAATTGAAATCCGAAAAAATTATTCATATAAAAAATATTTTTACCAAAATTAATAATATTTACTAACTTTGAAAAAAAAGTGTTATGTCGGACGAAATAAAACAAGCGATTAAGACTAAAAAGCAGTTGAAAGATGAAGCTAAAAAGAAGCTAAAAGCTAACGAGGTAAAGAAATGATAGGTATTTACAAAATAATTAATCCTAATGGTCGTGTTTATATCGGACAGTCAATTAATATTGAAAATAGATTTAATCAATACAGACGAATAGATAAATGCGTTTCAGCTTCACCTAGACTACATCGCTCCTTATTGAAATACGGTTACCATAACCATGAATTTACAGTTATAGAAGAATGCGAAATTTCACAATTAAATAAACTTGAAAGATTTTGGCAAGACTTTTTTAATGCTACAAGCAAACATAATTTGAATTGTATTTTAACTAAAACCGATTCAAAAAGTGGTAAAGGAAAACCAATAAGCGACAAACAGAAAAAACAAATTAGCAAAGTTCACAAAGGCAAAGTTTTGTCGCAAGAAACAATAAAAAAGATTAAATTAGCACGCTCAAAGCAAATTATTACAGAAGAACACAAAAGACGAATTTCTGAAAATAGTGGTTCAGCTAGAATAGTTTTAGATTTGAATACAGGTGTTTTTTACAATTCAGCTAAAGAATTAGCAGTTTTATATGGTTTAAAGCCTAATTCAGTTGTTTGTAGATTAATAGGTAAAGTTAAAAACAATACAAGTTTTATATATGTTTAAGTCAATTTACATAAAAGACAAAGAATTTGCTACTAAAGATGAATTATTTAGTGCATTGAAGCATGATAAAGATTTAATTATTGACGCTAAAAAGTCGGAAATTTACAAATCATGTGAAAAGGGACAAGCAATAAAGGCGACTTCATTGGACTTGTTGAAGTTTAACGATCAATTCAAAGCTATAAAAATTGACGAAAACCATTACTACTTTGCAGTAAATTCAACAAGGGTATTGGATAGTCACGAAGACTTGCACGTTGACGGTATTTGGACACAATCCGTTAAAATGATTCAAGGCAAAAACTACCTAGTTGAAGACCATGAATTAGAAATTAGCAAAGTAATTGCACGAAAGGAACATATTGAAATTTTCACCGCTAAAGTGCCTTTCGCATTGATTGGAAAAGACTACAAAGGTGAAACAGAAGTATTGGTTTATAAAGTGCCTAAAAACCACTTGAAAAACGAAAATATCAAAGAATGGTTGGATAGTGGCGACACAATAGAATGTTCGGTTCGTATGCAGTACGTTACTATTCTTTTGGCGTTGGATTCAAACAACCCAGACGATGCAACCGAAAAGAAAAACTACGACGATTATATTGATTTAATCGCAAATAAAGACGAATTTGAATACATTTCGCATTTCTTTATTATTAAGGAAGCTAAAAACGTAAAAGAAAGCAGTCTAGTTTTATTTGGTAGTAATTCATCAACAGGAGTTATTCAAAACAAAAATATTGAAGCCGTTGAAGACACTTCAAAAAACGAGCCGTCAGAAGACACTCAAAACGTAAATTATACCCATTTATTCATTTAAAAACTTAAAAAGATGTTTGAATTAAAAACAATCGCAGAAGTTGCTAAAATGTCAGTTGAAGAACAACAAGTTTACATGACGGCAAAAGCAACACACGAAGCTGAACAACGCAAAGCAGAAATTGAAAAAGCTATTGCAGAAGCTGGAAAAAACAACGCTACAAAAGAGGAAATCGAAGCGTTAACAAAAGCTAATAACGATATCGTAAAAGAATTGGAGCGTATCGGATTAGAAGCTAAAAAAGGTGGTGAATCCACAAAAACTACTTCATTGAAAGATTTAGTAGGTAAATTCGTTACTGAAAATGCTGACAAATTGAAGTCTATCTTCAAAAGTGGCCATGGAGTAATTGAAATGGAAATTGACAAAGCTGTTATCGAGGTTGCTAATGCTACTTTGCCAGTTGCGGCGCCAGCTTTACAAGGTGTTCAAGTTGCACCGCCAAGTCGTGCAAATTTCCGTTCGGCTGTTATCAATTCAATGGTAACACGTATTCCAACAACTCAAGCGTCTTACGCTTATACTGAAACTTTACCTTTATCGGGTGATTTCGGTTTTGTTGCTGAAAAAGGTTCTAAGCCAAACATTGACTTGAAATTCGAAACACGTTACGCGTCACCTTTAAAGGTTGCTGCTCACATGGTGTTAACAGAAGAAGCTGTTCAGGATATTCCTAATTTACAGGCAGTTGCTTACGACTTTTTACGTCAAAAACACGATTTGAAAAAAGAAAAAGGATTGTTGATTGGTGACGGTATCGCGCCAAACCCTAAAGGTGCAACTGTTTACGGTCGTGCGTTCTCGGCTGGTTCGTTGGCTTTAGCTGTAACAACACCAAACTTTATGGACGTTGTTAATGCTTGTATTACTGATATTTACACAACACACAACTTTACAGACGAAATGCCATATATGGCAAATTTAGTATTGGTTCACCCGAACGACTTTTTCACGCAATTAGTTTCTGCTAAAGATTTGAACGGTTTACCATTGTACCCAACAGCTTCATTGTTCAACCAGGTTTCAATTGGTGGGGTTACAATCATGCCACACGAAGACATCACTTCGGGTAAAATCTTTGTTGCTGATATGTCAAAATACAACACAACTGATTGGATGGGATATACTGTTAAAATTGGTTGGATAAATGACGACTTTATCAAAAATCAATTCTGTATCGTTGGTGAATCTAGATTTCATGCATTCGTTAAGAAATTAGACGAACAAGCGTTTATCTATGATACTATTGCTACAATCAAAACAGCGATTACAAAACCATAATATTAACCTAAACAGGGTATCGTAAAACATACCCTGTTTTACTTAAATTATTCAATCATGGAATTGGTAAAAGTAATAGCAGTAACAGACCCAAACCGCGTAAAAGGTGAAGAATTTGAATGTACAAAAGACCAAGCGAAAATATTAGTTGACGCTGGTTACTGTAAGTACGCAAAAGCAGAACCAAAAGCAGAACCAAAAACAGCAAAATAAAAATGAGTTTATTTAACTTGACATATTCAGACTTCGGGAAAGGGCGTTACGAACTTCATTCGGGTAAATTTACCCAAGATGAAATAAACGCTTATATTGACGCAAACGAACGTAAATATTTGGTGCAATTGTTAGGTGCTGAATTGTACGGGTTGTTTAAGGCTGATTTGACTAATGGTGTACCCGTTACGCAAAAATATGTTAAGATATTTGAACCATTTGAATTTGATGATTTTTGCGGTGATTTAGTAGTTTCTGAGGGTATCATTGAAATGCTAAAAGGATTTATCTATTGGCAGTACCTTAAAGATAAAATGAACCAAGTAACTACGGTTGGACCAGTAAAACCACAAGGGGAAAATTCAACGCCTGGTGATGCTATGAATGGTTTGTACCAAAACCGATATAATAATTCGGTAAAAACGTATGAAGCTATACAAAAATACATCATGCAAAATTGCGGTGATTACGACACGTTCAATGGTCGTAGAATGTTAAAATTAAGCTGGTTTTAATCATGCGAAAGGAAGCAAGTGAAATAGTTGAAAGCATAGTAAACAATATGTGCAATTGTGATAAACCGTTTTTTATTACAGGCACAAAACTTGCGACTAATGCCGAATGGACTATTGCCAGCAATGATTTAAACGAAAAACTACCGTTGATTTGGTTGCTTGAAGTAATTGACGAAGTTGGCTACGGTGAAGAACACATTTTGGAACGTGAAATGAACGTACGTTTGTTTTTCCTAGATGAAACCGACCCAAGCCAATACTACACAAAGGAACACCGTGAAAAAGTGGTTAAACCGATGCAAAACCTAATGTTTGAGTTTATAGAAACTATGGAACAAATGGTTGAATTTGCACCCGTTGAAACATACAATTTCAGAACATTCAGCCGTTTTGGTACTGAAAGCGAAAAAGGTTTTTTGCAAAACATACTAGATGCCAATTTGTCGGGAGTGGCGCTAGATATTAAAATTTCCCGATACAAAGAAAATAATTGTAATTGTTAAAAAAATAAAATTATGGCAATAGTAGTAGGTTGTGCTTGTGATACAGGCAACGGAAATACAGGAACCCCAAATTGCGTTGAATTATTTGGACTTGCTCAAGGAATTGGTATTGTGAATATCAACGACGCTTTGGGAGTTGCAAATTCATTAACGTTGGATTTGACGATTGGTACTAGCTTTAGTGCTGCAGTAACTAATTCAGACCGCACAAAACGTATTTACCCATTGACGGGTTTACGTAACGTTGATTTTCCACTTGAGGACACTCAATACGAAACTGATAACACAGGGCAAAAAGAAGTAATTCGTCAAGGGATTCAATCTTTTTCAGCTGAAAAATGGAAAGTTTCACCTGTTTTGGTTTCTAAAATCAAACAAGGGATTTGCGCGCGTAATGGTGCATACATCTTTACAGCAAATGGAATTGTAGGTGTAAAAGTTGGAGACCAACTATACCCAATTGAAATTAACTCACTTGATGCAAAATATATGTTTGCTAAAGGTGACGCGGTTGCAAAAATGATGGTTTCATTTGATTTTGATACAACTGTTAACGTTGGTCAATTGTGGATGGCTGAATGGTCGGAATTAGGAGTTAACCCAACTTCGGTTAAAGGGTTAATCGATGCGAACTTAGAAGCTGTTAACCCTGCGACAAGTTCAGGAGGTACAACAACAGCCGAATACCGTGTAAGAACAGATTACGGAAACGGAATGCCTGTTCAAAATATTCACGGTTTAGTTGCTGCGGATTTTGAAGTTCGTAACATGACAACAAATTTACCGGTAACTATCACTTCGGTAACTGAGGTTCCTGGACAGTTTTATTTAATTGCACACCCAACAGTTCCGATTACTAATAGAATTCGTTATTCTGTTAAAACAACAACAGGATATGAGGGGTCAACAATTGTAATCCAACCGTAATGTATATCAAGGTCGGAAATTCTGACTTTTTAAAGTCAGCAGTAAAGGGCAAAACCTTGAAACAGCTTAAGGAAATGTTTCCATACATTGACGAAGCAGTACTGAAAGAGTTACACGCCCAAGTTGGTAAAAAGTAAACTGAAAAGGGGTTGTTTGAATACAGCCCCTTTTTTTATACCTTTGAATATGCTTGAAAAAACACCCGCTTATAAGATTCTGAAAAATGCAAGTTTGTTAAACGATGCGGTGGCGTGGTTTGACATATTTAAAAACAACTACGATCTAAAAGCCGAAATTGTGCGCATGATTACCGAAGACCAGCTATTTCAACAAGGGGTTGACGGTAACGACAGGATTATAGGCTACTATTCGCCAACAACCGAACAACTTTCACGTGGGCGTAAAAAAGCTGGTAAACCTTACACGCTATTCGATACGGGTGAATTTTACCGAAGTATTTTCGTTGTAACCTTATACGATTCACTTGTAATTAAAGGGGATTCAACACGTTTTGAAAATCAACGCTGGTTCAGGGACGAAATTGTAAAATTAAGTGATGAAAATTTGACTATTTTTGTAGATGAATTGTTGCGTGATAAATACATAAAATATGTTAAGCGGATATTATTTACAGGTCGATGAATGCCCAATGAAAGCGTGGCGTAAAGCGCACGAAAATGACTTTACCTACCTACGCAAGGATATTGCTATTGGAACGCCTGAAAACGATTCTAAAGCGTGGGAATTGCTTTACAACGACTTTATTAAGCAAGTCGGGTTAAGTCCGGAATTTAAAGAATACTTGGAGTTAATTAAACTTAAAATTGAAGCGCAACTTTCATTTTTGGAAAGTGAAAAGAATGGTTTTCGCGATCGTTTTTTATTAAACGAAATTGAATACCTTACAGCCGAAATAGATAAATTTCACCAAAGCGGTGGGAAAGGAATGACCATAACCGAAACAATGATATTTCTATCAAAGGAACAAGGTTACCATTTAAAAGAAACTGAAATAACCGTATTGGAGTATTTTACAATATTAAGAACAAATGGCGGAAAATAGAATAAAAAAGTCGGATATTGCCGAAGAAGACGTTTTTGCATACGTTGGCCAAAGTGCTGAAAAGAATTTAGCTAAAATCATTGCGCTGGACAACCAATTGCGCAAAACAACGGAAACTTTAGCGGGACTTGGCAGAGGAACCAATACCGAAACGTTGGCTGGTATTAATCAACTTGTATTGACGCAAAAAGAATTGGACGTTGTAGTAAAACAAGCTATTGAAACTGATAAGCAGAAACTAATCACAGAAAAAGCGCTTGAAAAACAACGACTAGCCGATATTAAGCTACAACAAGAACGCGAAAAGTCAATTGATAGATATAACGCCAAGCTGGAAAAAGAACGCCAAGCAGAAGAAAAACTAGCAAGCGTTTACAACAAGGTACAATCCAAACTTTCAGGAATGAAAAAAGAGTATCGCGATTTAGCGGTACGTAAAGAACTAGGAGCAAAGTTAACAGACCAGGAAGCAAAACGATACGATTTTTTAGCGGGTAAAATACAAACATACGACACCGCGCTGAAAACTACCGACGCGTCAATGGGTCAACATTTTCGTAATGTAGGTAATTACGCTGGTGCATGGAATGGATTAGGTAATTCAGTTAGTCAGTTAGCCCGAGAAATGCCAGCCTTTGCAAATAGTATGCAAACAGGTTTCATGGCCATTTCGAATAACTTACCAATATTTTTCGATGAAGTAAAGAAAATCAACGACCAAAATAAGGTATTAAAAGCAAATGGTGAACAAACTACAAGCGCATTTAAACAAGTAGCTGGAAGCATATTTTCATTGAGTACAGGATTATCAATTGGAGTTACTTTGCTAACTGTTTATGGTGCAAAATTGTTTGAGTATGTTAGTGGCTTATTCAATGCAAAAAACGCCGTAAATGAATACAAAAATGCTCAAAAGGTAAATAACGAACAGCAAAAAAAAGCTAATGACTACGTTGCTGAAAATTCAGCTGAATTGGTTCAGAATTTAATGCACTTGAAAAACACAAATTCAGGCTCAAAAGAACGAAGCAAATTAATTAAGGAAATTAACGAAAAATACGGCACACACATACAAAACCTAAAAGACGAGGGAAAATTTCAAGCGCAAATAAACCAAACTGTTTTAGATTACATAGCATACCAAAAGCAAAGGTTTAAAATTCAACAATACGAAAATTTAACAGAAGCTAACCTTAAAAAACAAAGCGAATTAAACCAAAAAATATACGCTGAAAATAAAAACCTTAAAAAGATTCAAGATGAAATAAGCAGAATTGAATTAGCGGGTGGCGCTGGTCAAGGTGGTTGGGCTACGTTAAATACTGAATTACGAAATAGTAAGGAATTATTAAACGGCTGGAAAAACGAACTAAAAGAAGCCGACAAAAGGCTACTTAATTACGGTTGGGCTACACACGTTGCAAGTGAAGCTGCTAATTCATACGGATTTGAAGTTGGAAACACTACAACAGCAACCGACAAACAAAACGAATCGCTAAAAACCACAAACGAGTATTTGGATAAGCAATTGAAGTTGAAAAATGATTTAGCACAAATTGACTTGCAAACTTTACAGTCAACACTTGACGAGGAAATTAATCAATTAACTGAAAATATGTTGCGTGACGTTCGTGAAACGGGTGAACTTGACGTTGATTATTTGGAGCAGTTAATTAACGACCGTTTTGCACTTGAACAGTATTACCGTGACCAATTAAGGTTGATGAATATTTCGGAAGTTGAAGACAAATACAAAGCAGAAACCGAAGCCGAACGTAAAGCATTACAGGAAAAATACGATGCAATTATAAAGGAGCATACAACGTTAACCAAAGAACAACAAGCTGAATACGATAACGAGCAAAAAATAATTGCTGAAAACGAAAAGAAACGCCTGAAAGATTTGGCGCTTGAAGTAGAAGCAATAAATAAAAAGTCAGCACAAGAGGAAGTTAAAATTGAAGAAGACCGAAACGCTAAAATAAATGAAGTTAACGACACGTTGATTGAGGGGCAAATTGAACACGCAAACAAAAAAAACGATTTAACTAAAAAAGAAATCGATGACTTAAAAAAAGCTGAAAAAGAAAAACGCGACATCATTCAAAAATACGGTGACGAAATAATTGACGGTTTTATTGACCGCTCAAAGGAACGCGAACGTATTTTAAACCGTGAACTAGATGCCAGCCGTAAACAAGAAGACTATTTGCGCCAACTTGCAATAAATGGTAACGCAGACGCAAAACAATCTTTAGCAGCGCAAGAAAACGTATCAAAAGAAAAGCAACGACTTGCGGACCAAGAAAACCGAAGACAGCAACAATTAGAAGAAGCTAAAATGGTTTACAAGTCAATTTTGCAGTTTATGGATAAAGGGGATAGCCTACCCGAAGCAACCGCAAAAGGAATAGCCGGAACACTTGGAATTAGAAAATTAATTGCTAGTTTACCAGGATTCTATAAAGGTACAAAAGGTACTATTGCGGACGAATTAGGTTCGCCAATGTTACAGGGCAAAGACGGTTACGTTGTACGTGTTGACGGTTCGGAAAAGGTATTGAACCCCGAACTTTCGCGAATGACTGGAACAGCCACAACCGACGAAATTGTGAACGGTTATTTAATGGCTCGTAATATGCAAAACGTACTTGTACCCGTTTCAAGTGGTGTAACAAGCCAAAATGAATACGATATGCTGACAAAGGAATTACGCGATCTAAAACATACCATTAAAAACAAACGCGAACTACATTTTAGTGAAGACGTGAAAATGGGTATTGCGCGCGGTTTAATTGTTACGGAAAAACAAGGATTGACACGAACTAGAACAACTTACAGACCATAAAAATATGAAGATAATAGCATTTCCCGAGCAAGTACAATTAAACCCCGACGGTTTTGAAAACTTCGGTTTTGTAAAGGATTTTACAGAAATAAAGTCGCGCGTTTCGTTGGATTTCGACAAATTATTGCTAGTTAATGAAGACTACAAACTTGTTTACGATTGGATTTACAACCGTTTTGGGCGCTTTGAAAATATTGAAGCAACTGTAAAAACTGATTCAGGTGAAGAATACCAGCATTACTTGGATTTAAGTAATATGAAGTTTACGGACGACCGTGTTGAAGTTGGTATTCAAGCGCGAAAAGGAACCGACCATTTCTTTGAACGTGCAGACGGTACTACATTCGAATTAATACGTCAACAAGGTTTTTTAACTGACGACCTATTTACAGACGTTCCGTTTTTAATTGTGCCAAACAACTTGCAATTGCAGAAAATTGTTGCTATAATGCTTACAATTAGTTTGATTCAACAAACTAGACAACTAGCATTTGAAATACAAAAGTTAGCAGCCGATTCACTTGACGTTTTGGGTACAGGTGCGCTAACAACTATTGCAAAAGTTATAGCATTTGGGTTGTATGTTTCACTAACTATTTACCAGCTTGTTTTAGCATTTAAGCAATTACGGGATTTGTATTTTCCAAAACTATTGCACTTCAAAGCGTGTAGCGATTACACACTAATCAAACGTGGTTGTGAATATTTAGGTTTTACGTTGGATAGCGAATTTCTGTATTCAAAGCGTAAAATTCACACTTTGCCAAAACCGTTGGCGCGTGGTGACTTGTCAATTTTTGACAAATTATTCAATGAATATTCGGGCGACTTTAATAATGCATACCCAAGTGCGTTGGATTCAACACAAACTTTATGGTCCTTAATTGAAGACTATTTGCAAACGTACAACCTACGTATTTTTGTGTATAATGGAGTAGTAAAAATTGAACCGCGTTCGTATTTTGTGAATGCAGCAACTATTCCAATTGCAGAAACATTTAGCCAACAAGACAAACGTAGCCGTGAATGGATTTACAACGATAGCGAAGTTTTCGGGCGTAAATATTTGCGTTATTCAGTTGATTTTACAGATTACCATAGCCCTGATATTTCAAGTGGTTACCAAGCTGAATACATTTCACAACCGATTTCGGTATTGAACGCGGATTTGGTGAACTTAAAAGGATTGAACGAATATTTAATTCCATTTGCCTTGGGCGGTCGTAAAAACGGATTAACAGGCATTGAAAAAGTTGCAAAGGCTTTATTTACGCCAATTGATTTGTTGATTAATTTATTTGGTGGGCAAACTTTAGGCAGTCAAATAGACGAAAGAAACGGCGTGCTATTGGTTGAAAGTTTATACTTTCAGCAAAGTAAAAAATTGTGGTTAAATTCCGACGGTAAACAACCGGCAAATTATCTAGATTTACTTTCAGTTGACAAAATTTACACCGATTACCATGAAGACATGGAGGTAAATAACAACTGTAAAAAGTTAGTTACGATGAAAATACCGTTCACTATGGATAATTTTCATTCATTGCTTACAAATAATTTTGTAATTTTGGATTCAGGTGAAACAGTTGAAGTATTGAACGTCAAATATAAGGACCGAAAATATTACGCTGAAATAACCATTGCTAAAAATGACGATAGCAATTTTAATGTAAAAACGGTTAAATTAACGTAAATGGAAACAGTAAAAGCATTAATGGAGTTGGAAAACCAACTAAATGAAATGGTGAAAAAGTTGACACCCGAAGAACAAGCAGAATTTAACCGATTCAACCAAAAACGGTTGGCCATCATGAAATTGCCAATTGAAGAACAAAAGGCAAAACTTGACGAATTAAGCAAAGAATATGGGGTTACAAATAATATCTAAAAGTTTCCGTGACGATCAAAACAGACCGCTTGGGTTTCTTCATGCAAATAGCTTGGATTATATTACAGCTACGTATCGTGTAGACCCTATTTTTAAGGTTACGTTTGGCGTTTCTTTGCAAGTTGTAAAAGTTGGGCAAATGTTCACTTTGACTAATGGTAGTTGGGAAGACTACGGATTCACGTCTGGTGCAAGTGTCGCGTATCATTTTGACACGCATACAGGCACTGAAACAATCAACTACATAAACGGCGCTGATTTAGTTTTTAACGGTTCGTTTTCATTTGCAGACCAAACTTTTTCCGTTGGTAGTTGTCAAGCAATACAAAGCATTGAGGGCGCAAACATTTCTTTTAATCTAATCAAAAACGGTGACCAAGACACGCCACTTTCGTTAATTGACGGTGAGCCAACGCGCTTTACAGTTGACCAATTACAATCGCTTGCAATTGGCGCTACGGGTAGCATGGTGCAATTGACGAAAAAAAGCGGAATGTCAAAAATGACAGCTAGTATTGTCAAAACAAATAAAACAGCCAACCCCGAAGACGGTTTTTACATTGATTTCGCAATAGGTTTTTTCCTTAGTCCTTGGTTAGATGCAAGCGCTTTTCTTTCAGCTGAATGTGTAAAACCATACATTGAAATTGATATTTTACCACAATACGCCAACCCAAATGTAAAAATTTCTGCAACAAACAGCTATTTAGGTAACACGGGTTTTGTAAGTGAAAGTTATAACGGTGGCGTGCAAAACTTTACCAAGGACTACATTATTTGGAAAGATTTAAGCGGAAACACAATTGACACTTTAGATTACACCCAAACAAGTGGGTTTGAAATTAAAATACTTGGAAATTTCACAGGTTCAAGCAAGTTTCAGTTCAAATTATTTTGGGAACTTGACGATATTTTAAACCTAAATACAGACCATTCTGTTAATACAATTGCAACGATAAATACAGCTAAATTAGATGCAAATGTATCTATTGCAGATTTTGACAGCGCTGTACATTTTAGCGGTGCAAAATATAAAGTTCGTTCGTTGTATTTTGACACAACCGTAACAGGTGAAGTAAAAATAACGGGACGCATAGAGCCTAATGCAGCGTTCACTACGCTTATTGAAGCGCGTAACGAATTGGAACGTGGTTACCGTTTGTGGATTCGCTGTGAAAACCCAGCACTAGACTACAATTCCAGCGATGCAATGAACGTTGACGTGGATAGCCGTAATTCGGTAAAAGCAACCACACCGCTTGGAGCCTACCCACTTTATGACAACGATATTATTGGTCACGACGGTAGTTCTATTACTACGGACGCAATGATTATTGAAGACGACATCATGCGCCGTTATATTATGCGGTTACCAAAAAACGACCGTTTGAATTACGCAAAACTTTCAGTAATTGTAAAACACAATACAAATGGCCAATATTTCGCGCTTGATGAATTTTTGTTGAATTTTGCCAACGTTCCAATGCTTGCCAACGGAACCATGCCAATTAACTTTAATTCAAGTCGCGGTTATAAACTTACAACAACCGAACCCGATCGCTATACAATAAAAGCGTATCGAGTTGGGTCGCTAGATAATTCAACCGAATACGGTTTACAAATTCAATACCCGTTTCTTTTGCGTTGGGAATATTGGTTAAGCCAATTAAACGCGGACAACGACTTTTACGGTAACCAAAACAAGTTGTGGACAAACTATATCGGTAACCCCGATTGGAACGTTTTTACACGCTTAGAATTGAATTTTAACGTAGGTAGTTACATTAACGACGACCAAATTGGAATAAGACCATACAACGATTGGACAGGTACAAGTAACATTACTTTTGAACGCTTGGACGGTACAGCATTAACAGGGCTTTTAGCAGACGAAGTTTGTGTAATAAAAGCAACGCATACAAAAGTAATTGGGGGTGCATTAACGGGTTATTGTGATATTACAATTGAACCGTTTGAAAATGCGCCACGTTACCAAATTACAAGCAAATACAACTTTACAGGTTTACCAAATTCGCCGTTGATTCCTGTAGCTGGACAAACAAAAGCTACTTTTGAAGTAAGTGGAAATACAGTTGTTTCGCGTTGTTTATTCGACCCGTCAAAACTACCAAATATTAGTAAAGTTAAATTAACTTCACGCGTAAATATTGACTAATGACAGATTTCGATAAAAAAAATAGAGTAAAAAAAGAAGTTTCGGTATTTAAGAAACCAGCAATATTTGTGCCTGAAAATAGAGGTATGTCGGATTGTTGTGTACCATTTTTAACCCTAGTTGATGAAACCGATTTAAGTTCACACCGTAACGACGAAAATAGTGCATGGTCACTAGGTGAAACCGTTACGTTTGAACTACGAAAAAACGGAGTTGTAACAAATTACGTTCCGGTAAGTATTCCATTTCCCAACGAACCAAATGCATGGTACACAACCATTCCATGGCGTGACGTGTTTTTAATGGACGGTTACGGTGTTTATGAATTGTACATGACCGTTGACTTTGCTGGAATTACACAAACTAAACTTTGGAGTAAATACGACGTGCAACCGTACCAAAACACCGCTGGCAAATATTTAGGTAAAGGAACAGTGCGATTAAAATCGGTATTTAACGACGTGAATACACTTGAGGGAATAGACTTTACAGGTGCGTACGTTGTTGACACGTTGCGACTAAAAGCAAAGTTCGGTTATTGGAACCCGTTAACAGACGTTGACAACGTACAATATACCGATGCGGAAAAAATGAAAGTACGCCGTGAGGATTTAACTGAATACGAATTACGCGTTGATTTGCATGGTGAATGTATTATTGATCGCTTAAGATTCCATTTAGTTGCTGAAAATGCTTGTTACATTACAGACCATAACGCGGACAACTATACGTATAAATACTTAGATTACCCTGTAATTGTTAAAAGTGGATTTGAGCCAACTTGGATTGACGGTACACGAAAAGTCAAAGGAGTTGCAAAGTTTGAAGACAAACAGAAAATGACTAAAACACATTTTCAGGACAACGATACGAATGGTAAATTCGACCCGCCGAAAAATGCAACGTTACCAGCAAAGATTATTGATAGTGGAATTGAAGTACAAGTTCCAAGTGGACAAACGTATGAATGCAGTACCGTTGTAAATGAAAAGTACATTGAATTAATGAAAGATACGTTCAAAGGGCGTTCCGTAATTGATTCTGCTACGTTTGAAGCTGAAAGTTGTTTGGTAAATGAATTAACTGATATTGGCGTTAATTTATTGGACACAGCAAGTTTGATTATTACGCCAAATTCTCAAAAAGCTGGAATATTAAAAGCGGTTAAACCTTTTGATAATACGGGCGATTTAAGCGTAACAAGAGCAACAAGTGCAACACGAGTTAATTCAAGCGGATTGATTGAAAGCGTAGCAAGTAACGTACCACGTTTAGACTACACAAACGGAAGTTGTCCGAGTATATTAGTTGAGCCACAAAGAACAAATGTGCTTACTTATAGCGAAGACTTTACAAATATAAGTTGGGTTAAAGTAGATGCAACTATAACAAGTAACGCTATTAACTCTCCTAATGGCACTATAACTGCTGATAAAATTGTAGAAAGCACAAGTAATTCGGCTCACTTTACTGTAAAATCTTTTTTTTACACGGGTTCAAACACATTAAGCGTGTTCTTAAAAAAAGGCGAAAGAGATAAGATTATTATTCAGTTAGCTAATTCATCAAGTATATACTATGCAAAATTGGTTGATTTAACAAATGGCACTTTATTAACTCCACCATCACCATTTACAAACATAGCAAATTCAAATATTAAAGATTTTGGGAATGGTTGGTTTAGAGTTGATATAACTTTAAATGACATAATTTTAGAAGCTGCTTTTTTCTTGTATAATGGTTCTTCTTATTCTTACACAGGAGACGGAACTTCAGGCGCATACATTTGGGGCGCACAACTCGAAGCTGGTTCTTACGCTACTTCTTACATACCTACAACTTCAGCAAGTGTAACACGTAACGCAGATGTGATTAGTAAGACGGGTATAACAGGAATAACAACAATTACAGAAACTTTTGAAAATGGAACTACAAATGTAATTACAGGAAGTCCAACAAGTTATACTATGTCAAATGGTAGAATTAAACACGTAATTGGATTATAATTCGTATCTTTAAGTATGAGAAAAAGAACAAGAACATACACTTCATGGCTAAAAATGCGTGAAAGATGTAATAATCCAAACGGAAATAGAAGTAAATATTACTTTGAAAAAGGCATAACTTATTGTGAACGATGGAACGATTACAATTTATTCTTAGAAGATATGGGCGAAAGACCAGAAAACACAAGTTTAGATAGAATTGATAATAATGCAAACTATTGTAAGGAAAATTGTAGGTGGGCAACAAATGTACAACAAGCAAGAAATATGTCAAAAAATTCATATTATTTAATTGATGGTGTAAAATATTGCCAAGAAGAAGCAAGACAAAAATTAAACGTTACAATTAAGAAAATACGTTATATGAGAGAAAAGAATACACTTCCAAGTAATGTTATTTTTATAGGTAGGCTTACCACAATTTAAAAATATAACTATGCACATATATAAATTAATATACACCGACCACGATACAGCCATTTCTGATTTATTAGCTAAAGGCATTTTGATTAACACAACTGATAAAGACGGTAACGAAATTAACACGTACGCACAAAGTACTCACGCAGTAGTTTACATTGGTAAAATAGTAGACACTCCTGCAGTAGTTGAAGATATGGAAGTAATTATACCTGCTACGTTTATTGATGGCTATCACGTTGATGTAATGACGGATTTAGAAATAGAATTTCCAAACGCAATAACACCAAATAATCCAAAACACGAATTTTTTTAATAATTTTACAGTATGAGTAATTGCACAACAAACATAGGTTATTTGGATTTAGGCAAACTAAAACGTGGTGATTCCTTTATGGGGTTTAACTTTGAGTTGCTTGAAGACGATAATACTACACCAATCGACATTACTGGATCAACTTTTTTAATGCAACTTAAAGCAAGTGAAAAAAGTCCCGTTGCTTATGAATTTTCAAGTGCAAATAACAATATCCAAATTATTTCGGGTAAAGTTACTGTAATGACACTTTTACCCGGATTTAATTTAAACCCAAACGTTTATATTTTCGACATGGTTTGGACTAGTTCAGCTGGGGTTAAGCAAACTATTTTCAACGGACAAATTGAAATAGTATGATTATAAACCTAACATATACTGTAAACGGTTATAATACAATTGTTAATACAAATGGCAATAGTACTGTAATTAACGCTACAAATGACGTAAATGAATGTAATGCGGTTATTACCCAAACAATCAATAAAACGTTTGTAGTTGTTTCTAATTTAGGAACGCCTGGACTTTCAGCGTATCAATTAGCAGTATTAAATGGTTTTGTTGGCACCGAAGTTGAATGGTTGGCAAGTTTAAAACAGTACAACTATATAGCTAGGCATGGTTACACAAATGGAGTTTCCTATTGCGGAATAGCAAAAGAGGGTACACTTGAAACCGATCAACTATGGAAAATTACGCGCATTACAGTTGCAGTAAACGGAACTACAGCAACAGCAATTGCTCAAAACGTGGATTGGACTAATTATTTAACGCATACATACAGTTGATTATGGGAGGATATGGTTCATATGGTGGTCGCATCAAAAAAGCAATATTAAGCGCAATAGCGTTTATTTTATCAATATTTAAAAACGATTAAGAAATGGCGGT